TTTTTGTTTATATGTCCTATATTATATTAGATTACAGCTTAAAAGTCAAATGACAAATTGTCGCATCAGCTGCGACAAATTGTCGCTGCGACAGTTTAGTTCTTGACACAAGATGTAGTGCGTCAATATGACCAGCCTCACGCCATACTTTTGCCACATTTATCCTATATAATATGGTATGGTTAAAAAACATAAATACCTAGATTGGACTACACTTAAGAAGCTGGTAGAAAAAGCCAAGCGACTTAAACTCAATCGTGGAAGCGAAATAGATGTATGGAAATTAGATGCATCAAAAGTGTTTCCAGTAGTATTAGCACTGCCCCTAGATGATGGTGAAATCTTTAGATGTCAGATAGTGGGAAAGGAAGATGGAAAGTTTTTCTTTCTAGATATTCTTCCAAAAGATATTGACAAAATAAAAAGTGTTAGTATCCCTGCTTAATTAAACAGAGTCACAGGCCCTTTCGGGCCTGTGACAATTTGGCAAATAGCCAAGAAAGATGAAAAGTGATAATATAACAATTATGCAAACAAAAAATAAAAAACATACAGAAGAGTACGAAGCTGAGGTGGTTAGAAAACTTCGTGGGATAGAAGAAGCAAGAGCTGAAAGAGAGCTTAAAGAATCCCAAGATGAGAGAGCTTCAAGCTTTACAAATAGTTTTGAAAGTGGCGAGCTAGTTAGCTAGTCTCTTTTAAAAAGGATCATGCGCCTTTGGTGAGCACCATAAAAGGCGCCTGATCCCTGGTCCTATGAAATGTTCTAGAAATGGAATAGGACCTGGGATCAGTAAGGAAAAATAATAGTGGGTGAAGCCTGAATAAACTCACCGGCGTGGCTAGATCGTAATCAATCGAGAGGCCGGTATCCACAGGTACTGATCCTAAAAAAAATAAAAAATAAAAAAAGCAACAAGCCCCAAGCACCAAGCCACAAGCCACAAGCCCCAAGCACCAAGCGGCTGCGACATTTTGTCGCGCGTCATTATATTCCTTGACACAAACTGCGACAATTTGTCATTTGACTTTTACCCTCATATCTAATATAATATAGGAACCATTTACGGTAGAAAGAGAGAAAACAATATGGGTGACAGAGTAAGCGTATCATTTCAGCAAGAAACTGAGTGGTATGTAAAAAGAAAAAAGGAAAAGCACATGGAGCAATCTCCGGCGCTCTTCCATCATTGGGGCGGCACACACTTTCCAAAGTTCGCGTTCCAATGGTTTAAGAATGTTAAAGCTAAGTACGCGAAACACGGTGGAGACCCATTCACTAGGATGGAGCCACGTAACTTGATGGTCCAATTCATTGCGCATCTGCGTAACCATGAAGAGCTGCGTTATGATTCTTTTAATAAGAAGACAAAAGATTATGACACAGATGATCAGCTGCTAAGCTATAGCATCTATCTTGGGAAAGATAGCAATGATGGTGACAACAGTGATAACGGTCATTACCTTATCGATGTGGATAAAGAAAAGATGTACAACGATAAAGGTGAGTCAATTGAATAACCTACCTGTAACCAGGGCCCGTGAACCGGGCCCTGGAGTTAATATGAAAAAAATTTATAAACTACACTTTGGTAAAGCCTATGGTATGCATAAAGGTTTTGATTCCATGTATCATCGTATCCGGTTATACAACAGCAAGAAAGCTGTATACAAAGCTCTTACTAGAGTTAATAAATTTAAGCAAATAGAATGGACAGATGTTACGTGAAGCTGCGGCATTTTGCCGCGCGGCAATTTATCCTATTGACAGAAGCTCCAAGCTTCAAGCTTCAAGCTCCAAGCCACAAGCTGCGACATTTTGTCGCGCGTTATTATGTCCCATTGACACAAGCATCAAGCTCCAAGCACCTGCGACAATTTGTCATATTGACAAGAGATAGCGGATAGAATCCTCAAGCCCCAAGCCACAAGCTTCAAGCTCCAAGCCTCGCGAAGCGAGCTCCCTTATTTGTGAACCACGGAACATGTATATTGGTTCATCAACCCAAGGCTTTGGTATTGGAAAAGTTTTTGAAGCCCTAGGACCGAGGGCCTGGGCTATGATGAAAGTATTGCGTGGATGCTTCACGTGAAACGCAATTTGATGCGGTGAAAATTTTAATTTTTTCCCCTTTGTTACTTTAAGTTCTACTGTGAAAAAGTGGCCAGAATCATTATAGCCCAATAGATCAGGAGTACCGGAAAGACTACGATTCTCCAGTCTATTCCATGAAATTCCTTTAGAATTTTTTCTGATTTTTTGGTATAATTTTGCCTCTGGACCCATGTCTTAATCGAGGTAACTAGTGCGCTCATTAGAAGTCGTTCATGAGCTTATCTGGCATTAGTATCTTCGATTCCTTTTCTGTTTTTAGTACAAGTCTATGTGCAGTGTGAATTCTATTGTGACCTATGATTGGTTCAGAATGTTCTTGAACTTCCATCCTACGAATCTTGTGAAGCTTTCCATTTATCTCTACCATTATGATTGCATTAGAAATTGCATTGCCTTGTTTACCAACAGCATTAGACTCTGTAAATTTAGATAGAAATTCTTGTAAGTCCATTACTCGCATTTACATAATCTCTCTGTTAGATCGCTAACTTCATTAGCAAGTTTTTTATTATCTATTTCTAATTCAGTAACTCTTTTCTGAAGAGTACCATTTAATTTTTTATGTACATTATCTATAATAGCTGCATTATTTAATTGTTTTTTTAATTCATCTATTTGTTTTGTAAGATCTAAATCTCCTCTATCTTCATTAGTAATTTTACTTTCATTTTCGTATGACATATCGTGTGTGTAATCTTTAAGGTGTGTATAAGTTTGTTTATTATCTTTCATATACTTGACTATTGTAGCATTTTAAGGTAACATTGTCAACCATGTCGCAACAAAAGAGATTAACAGAAATGCAAAAGAGGTTTGCAGAATTTATTGTATTCGGTGGACCTGATGGCCCTGTATCACAAATGGAAGCGGCTAAACTGGCAGGCTACAGTCACGCAAGAGCAAGAGTGGAGGGATCTGAATTGATGAGTCCACGACAGTCTCCGTTAGTTGTAGCCTACATTGGTCAACTTAAAGAAGAGAGATTAGCCAAACACCAAGTAACTTACGAAGGACATCTAGCAGAGTTAGATAGAATTAAGCAGGCGGCTTTGAAGAAAAATAGTTTCTCTTCTGCTGTAAACGCTGAAGTATCACGTGGAAAGGCAGCAGGATTATACATAGAAAGAAAAATAATAAAAACAGGTAAGCTAGAGGATATGACAGAAGAACAACTAGAAGCAAAAATGAAGCAAATTCTAGACGACTACGCTCCATTACTAAAACCTAAAGAAGCAAAAGTCATTGAAGCTTCTGAATCTTCTTCACACAAGAAGTCGGAATCATCGTCCGATCCCCAAAAGTAATATTACCATCATCATCCTTGTCAAAAGATGCAAATAGTTTTACTGCTTTCTTATCTTTAGAATACAGCCAGCCCTCGTTAACTGGATAGCTTAACTTCATCTTATCAAATTCTTTATCAGTAGCCCAGCCCGAATCGCTCAAAATGTCGATCCACTCCACTCGGACTTTAGGAAAAGGCAACTCGGGAGTTGTATGAGTCACGACTTGTTTTCTTCTTCTCTTAGGCATATCGATAGTATATAGGGATGTGAGAGCATAGACAAGTAGTTAAAATGGGAAAATAATTGCTTACCCCCCTAGAGAATGACATATTGACAGATTTTAAAAAATGAAATGTCATACAATT